TCAATATTCTATCCCAACTTGGTCGAAATCTTTTCCTTCTGGACTATGCCAGATTGGCGGGCGAGGGGAGCCGTCATCAGCGTGTTCCGCGATGGTGCAACGACCATGATTAGTGGTCGATTGGTAGCGCTCATACCGTTCTTCGTGCATTGAGTGATGCTGCAAATCAATGACGAGCCGATAAAAGCTGATGTCGTACTTACGACCGGTCGACGGGCTGTTGTAAATGATCTGCTTCTCATCCCGGAATGATATTGGCCAAGACACAATTTGATCCATGATCTTGTACCGGCCGTGCGCAACCTGCATCAGCTTGTTTTCTTTCACGGCCCATGCCACTGGCGTTCCTCTAGGCCGTTGCTCCGACTGATTGAATTTCGTGCATTGGATGAAGGTGTGGGTCTTTGCTTCTTGTCCGTGCGCGGCCGACGCCATAGCAGTGGCCATAATGATCATTGTGAATCTCATCTTAGGCGAAACCATCAGCAGTTGAATTTCGCACAGAGCAGCTGTTCATTGATCGAAAGTCAATCATCGAATCGGTCGGGAGCAGCCATGAGCCTAATATCAATCTCGTTCGGCAGCAGCTCCCCGCGCACTTCACCGCATATGACCATCATTACTGGCTTGGTGGTAGCGTTGGTCGCCGGTATCGTGCTGTTTTTTCTTAACTGGTTTCGGGAATGGATCACGGGGCATCTGCAGAAGCGAAGGCGAGCTAAGATGCTTGGCTTTCTCACTAACAACTCAACTAGACGAACTGATTTTGGGCTGCATGGACGTAGCATTCGACTCGCTGCAAGAGGACTATGAGACTGGCGAATATTGCTCAACGGTAACGCCACCGTCGATCACGTTCAAAGACGATATAGACTGGACGGTATTTCCACGGGACACCCAGTTCCGTGTTCGATCTTTGCCGAACCAAATAGACGCAGCTCGAAGGTCAGTTGCCCACCAATTCGAGTATGGCGAGGGCCCTCCATATTTCGGAGACGCATTTCTAGAACGCGAATACCGTTTTTCGCTCATCGGATTGGAAGCAATCGCACTGAACGATCAAATGGCCGCGGAGTACAAGGTCCCCAAATTGGATCGAGGTGCTTGGGCCCCGCGAACGTCCTTCGAGGTGAAAATTGCTAACGTCGAGCGAATAAGAGCCGAGGCCGCGGAGCTTAAGAATAAGAGAGACTGGTTCAAGAAGAGGATTACCATCGAGGAACTGGCGAAACGGCACGCCGATTTTCAGGCGGCGCTGGACGCAGCGACCAATGAGCATCGCCAAAAAGTTCATGGTCTGCGCCGATAGTTAACGGAGGATTCCCTGCTCGTATCGCTCTTGATAAATCGGAGCCGCATTTGGTGGCTTTTGTAACGCCTATTGACTAGGCCCGAGCGGGCCGGTGCCCCTATGGCCGTGGTAAAAACCGGGATCGGTGAAAAACTCGAACTCGGTGGTCAGCCGCTCGGCCAACCGCTTTGAGACGCTCCGTTTCATCGCGTCCCTCGGCGTCGCATCGATCCCCACGAGCACGACGAAATCCTCGACCGGGATATCCCAAATCACTGTCGCCAGAAATTCCTCGACCGCCGCATCGTCGACCGGTTCGCCCTGCCGCCGGAAACCGAGGGTGCGCCGGAGCGCGCCGACGATATCGTGGGCGAAGAGCGTGGCACAATGTGGATCGCGCTTCCGGCGCTGGCCCTTGGCGGCGAGACCGTTCAGGACCGGACGCCCGATCATCGCGAAGCGGATGAAAATCCCGCCCTCTATGTCGTAAGTGACCATTATTCATTCCGGCACTTTGTGTGAACGCAGTTTCAGGGTTGGGTCTTACCAGCGCAGCGGGTCATTTCATGCTCTTCAATTTCTGTCCCGCGCGGGAAAAGCTGACCTGATAGTTATCGACTTCCATCTTCACTACTGGGATGTTCAACGCCCGCATTGCTGCACAAATCTTCTTTTCGGCCGCTGGTGAAACACGCGGACCGAGATAGACGCGGAAAACGCATTTCGCGTCACCATACTCCGCCCTACCACTCTCAGGGATAATTAGCCGCCATTCTCGTTCAGAGATCCAGCGAACCGTTTTGGTGGCAAGTGTCAGTTTGGCTCTATCCCGGATGGAAGCGTCATTCCCGAGTATAACAGGCGGCTCTTCGTTGTACGCCATTCGAACCAAGTCGAAATCTGCGGGAAGCGCCTTCAGTAGTTTCGACGTGCTGTATGCGACGACCATCCCTTTGAACTGATCTGCGTAATGCGCCCACATTGGCTCGTGGTCAAAAACTTCGGAAAGTGAAGCAATACCTAGCTTCGCCTTTTCCTCGGCGATCATCTTACGCTCGACTTTCGGTCTACGTTTCAGCAGATATGCGAGAGATTCTCGATGCATACCCTCCATGGGGTCATTCAGTTGATCGAATTTCGGGCAGTAAATGTAGCCCTCTGTAATCGCTCTGAGTTCTCTATCAAGCTTCCTGCCCAATGGACGATAACGATAGAGCCTTAATGGTGTCGAATAGACCTTCACTGTTGCCATGGCGAATCCCCCTGCAACGAGGTGATCAGGTCTGAGCCAAAAGGCAAGCGATGCCATCTCAGCATCTGCCATCTGAATTATCGTGGCGTTCTTGCGGGATGGCCGGAGCCACTCTGACGCGCTACAAATCCCAGCCGCGGTATCTGCGGATCAACAGGCTCGGGTCAGGCCGTTCGTGGGGACGCGGGCGGACAACCTGTTGCGGTGAAAGACTGTACTCCTGTGCATCCTCGCCCTTGGTAATGCGTCGAAGATTACGCACGAACAGCGAGACGTCGCCAAAATAGTTCGGATACGTCCTCACCAGGTTTTCCACCTTGTTGACTTCAACAACGACCGCTTTTGCGTTGGTACTTCCACCTTCGATATCTCGCTCGATCTTCGCCAGTCGGGCAGTGACCTGAATCGAGTCATCATAGTTTTCTACCTCGACTGTGTGATCCGCTTTGTAAACGATCAGAAAATATTTTCCCCGATCATACACGAATGTCTCCGCGTAGTGAGTTGCGGTTCGGATGTTCTCCAGTACGCCAACCGCGCCGAGACGATGGTTGAGATCCTTGATCTCCGCAATACGTTCACTTCTGCAAGGTACGTCGGGACCGACAGGACAGCCCTCCACATGAGCGAATTCGGCAGAGACCAATTGAAAGAGCCGCAGCCACTCCTCGCTACCTTTATGATGCTTCAGGTCTTGGCCGTTGAAGAGCCCGACCGCCTCAACTGCGGTCGCCCAAGAGTGTTGTAAACGAGTGCGAATTTGCAGTTCGATCCTCCGGCCCTGGTAGGGCTCCTGGTCCTTCTTTCGAGGGCAGAAGTCAAAAACAAGGTGATGGCTGCGATAACCGTCTGCCTTCGGAGCGTCGATGTAGGGCCATTCCTGGCGGAACGAGTGCGGGAATTTTTCCCGGATGCGTGCGGTCAACTCGCGTACACCGGCAATATCGTTGATGATCGCGCGGCATCCGGCAATATCCTGCATTTGATCCAGTTTTGTGGACGTCTCCCGCAGTTTTCTGCGAATCGACGCCATCCGCTTAGGGCGTGCTGCCATGTCGCCGGAAATTCCCCCGCGAAGCATTCTGAACCTTACAGATAGGTAAACACTTCTCATTGGAAGAAAATGCGAATCTCTCCAGCTATTCGCTATCTGAAAGATGTTCTGAGCGTCCTGATAGCTTTCTTCGTCTACTACAATCAATTTTTCGGCCAGACGCTCGCCAGATCTTCTGACCGCTTTCATGCTGAACTTGAGCTGCGGATACTGTGCCATGCGTAATCAAAATCTCAACGAATCAGATTTTCTATAATATAGGCTGACCCGAACCGGAAAATGCTAGACGCCCGCAATCCACAGCGTTTCTCAATACTGGGCACATAAGTGGCCGTACACGCGCACTCTCTTTGACCCGGCAGGCACGCCAGCCTAGCAGTCCAACTGCGTAGGTTGGCGTGCCGCCATTGAGAGCAGCGTGCCGTTGTTGCCGAGTAGAAGTTCGCGAGGCCGTTCAGGACCGGACGACCGACCATCGCGAAACGGATGAAAATCGCGCCTTCGACATCGTATGAAAATGGCTCATTCATCCCTCGGCACTAGCAGCGGGAGGAGGTGAGAGCAATGCCGCACCCGGACGAAGCGCGGCAGAAAGCGCCGATAGCGGGGCACACGCGCGAAATCGCGAGTTCGGTGGCGTGGCGGTAGCAGGGAAGCCCTAGAATGCGCCTGTGCGCGCCTGCGGCTAAAGACCGCCGCCAAGGGACAACCCTTCCCCCGGCGGCGAAATTGACGAGGGTGTTGCACATGAAACGAAGAGTTTACGGACAAGCCGCATCCGCCCTTTCATTCCTCGCTTGGGGGAGTTGATAATAATACTTTTGGAAAAACAAGTTGGCCTAAAGTCCTATGATACAACGTGAAAACCCATGAGATTTTACGGTCCTGTTTCCGGCTTCGCCTTCAATTTCGATGGGTTGAACCGTCAATCAACTCTTCCTCGGCAACGTTTCACAAAACCGTGATCACAAGGGCGGCGCGCGGGTTTCCGGCGGTGCAATCGGATTGGAAAAACAGATCGAGAAGAGCTGTTCGTAACGTTGCTGCTGGCGATTGCGCTCATGTTCCAGGCTATAGACCCCGATAAGCAGAAAGAGGGCAGTCAGCAGCACCACCGCGAGGCAGGATGGATTAGACTTCAAGCCTTCCGTGACCGACTTCACCATGTTGTCAGGATTGATGCTCATGACGGTGGAGATTTCGGTTGGGGCGGCAGTTCCAGCGTGATCTCGCCAGCCGCAATGGCGCGCTGGTATTCGGTCCGCCATGCATCGCTGAAACCGTAGTGATCGTCCGCCGATAGCGTGAAAGGCTGCGGCTCGGTCGTGCCGGTATAGACGACGATCAGCTCGATATAGCTGCCGTAATCAAAAGCCCTGGTGATCTGTCCCGGCGGCGGCGGCGGCGGCTCTGGTGGTATTTTGGGTTCGCCAGTCATTTCCTTGTTCCGATCAGGCTACGCGTTGAAGGAGATAGATGTGTTCACCTTCATCCGTTTTCCCGCGAGCGCGCCATGTGCCAGCAAGCGCGGTTCCCGCGCCCGACATGCCAGTTTCGATAAATCTTTGGCTGTTCACGGTGTCGATGCAGACGATGACCGTGGAATTTCGGGCTTTTACGCCAGAGCAATGCGTCGCGACAAACGATCCAATCGGAAAACTGGTGTTCGTTGTGCTTGTGCCGGTATAGACCTCGGCACCGACAAGCCCATCCAACACCGCCGCAACCTGAGCCGGTGTCGATGGCCGGATGTAATTGTTACTGAGGGTGTCGATCTGCGTCATGATGAAGCCGACCGTCGCGTTCGTGCTGTCGTACTCCGACCGGAACAAACGTGCGTTGATATCGCCGCTTGCATCGCGTTGGGCAACGGTGTTCGCCGTGGAAGCAGTCGAGGCGGCAGGATAATTCGCGGCGGTGAGAACGTCGGCAGTTGTTGTCCCGTTATAGAAGACTAGTTCGCCGGTTGCCCGGATGGCGATATAGCCAATTGCTGCCCCGAGAGTGTCACGCGCATAGATGACGAGGCCGTAGTTCGCGTCCCAATACATATCGAGGCGGCGCTGCCCGTCCGCTTCCGACATGCGGAAGACTTGGCTTGTCGGCTGCGTCGTCATCGAGCGGAAATTGAGCGTCGTATTCGATACTTCAAGCTGCGCGTCCACGGTGCCGGTGTCGTCAAAGGACTGCACATAGGCAATGCCGCCGCCCGCCGTGGTTTTCGCCTGGAACAGCCCGCGCCGGACGCCGTTGAATCCGGCTGAAACTTGGAAGCTGAGTGCATCCATGTAACTCCCGACAGAAAGCACGCCGGTCGGANGTTGAATCCGGCTGAAACTTGGAAGCTGAGTGCATCCATGTAACTCCCGACAGAAAGCACGCCGGTCGGATAGAATTTGGCGCGCGTTGTGCCGGTCGAAGTGCCATAAGTGCCGCCGCTGGTGATCGTCAACGCCTGATCGGTATCCCATGCGACAAGCGCCCAGCTGAGGCTGGTGCTGGTCAGGAACAGCCGCCCTGAATGCGCATCCGATTGCCCGATCTGCAAGCCCATGACCGCCGAAGGCGGATCGATAACCAGCCCGCCGGAAAGCTCGAATGCCCCGGACGTGTTCATGTTCAGGTATTCGGTGAAGACACCGGAGACCCATTTGCCGAACCGCAGCGCCGCGTTGTTGTTGCCGATCAGTGCCGCGCCGTTGCCGTCGTTGCCGAGCATCAGCCCATGGGTGGCGCTGTTTTGCTTGTTGATGGCGAAGACTACATTGCCTTCCGCGCCTACAGTCACAACGCTATCGCGCACGGCGATCAAACCTGTTCCGACGCCAGCGCTCGTGCCGGTGAACGAAAGCGGCGAAGTCAGCGTGACCGTGCCGCCGAGCTGGCTGGCAACGCCGATCCAAGCGGTATTGGCCGCATTGCGCAGCGACAGCAGTCCGCTCGACGTGTTGAACCACAGTTGTCCGGCAACCTTCGTCAGAGGTTCGACTGTGCCGGAAGATGACGAGACGAGCGCCGCAAGCGCTGCATTGATGTCGCTGCGCACGGCGAGACCGGGTGCATTGTCGACCACCATGTCGTGCTGTGCCATGTGTTGTTCCTTTATTGCTAGTAGCCTGCCGCGATCCAGTCGAAGGTGCGCGCTGCGGTGATGATCGCTCCCGTCGAGTTTTTCAGTTCCAGATCGAAACCGGTGTTGCTCTTGTTCGAGATGACAAAGAAATCGCCAAGCGAAGCGTTCTGGATGGCAATCGAAACCGCCGGAACGTATTTGAACTTCACCAGAAAATTGATCCGCTGCTTCGCCGGTTGCCAAACAGTATCGGCACCCGATTCCTGCTTGGCGGTGACGTCGGCGATGATGCAGAGTTGTTCGATGGCGACGTTCTGGTCGGATGGCGCATCCATCAATGCCCGGAACTGGAAACCGCGAGCGACATATTCACCAGCGATGAATTGCGTCCAGGCGCTCCAGACCGAGGTGCCCGACGCCGGATCGCCATCGGTCTGGCGGACTTGCACCGTAACCATGCCTTCGCCGTCGTCGATCGCCGAATCCCAGCTCTGCCAGTCGTCGACGAGGCCGGGACGGGCATCGATGAAGACAACGCCTTCGTAATAGGGAAAGGCCAGCATATCGACCGAGAGAGTGACCGGGAAGACGCCGCCCATGTCGATCTGATTTTTGAAGGTATATGTGCCGAGACCGGCTTGTTCGTCGGTAATGATCAGCCATTCCTGCGGCAGCTGGACCTTACTATTGACCTTGGTTCCAAGCCACGCTGGCTGTTCGCAAATCCGCACGAACGATTGTGTCGCGCCGACGATGTTCGTTATGACGGCGACGGCATTGACCGAGTACGTACCACCGGCATCGCGGGCCTTGAGCATGTAGGTTCCACGCCGGTAAGGCAGTTCGACGGTGGTGGCAGTGCCCGGTATCGATGTCAGCACCGTGCCCGATGACGCCCATGTCGCGCCAGCCGTCTGCGGCGAATAGCGCATCTCGTAGGAACCGCCGATGATCATGTCGATCT